GCCTCCTAAACGCAAAAAGGCCGCCCCGAAGGACGGCCTGTCTGACTCTCGTGGAGTCAGGGGGAAGTTACTTCCAGAGGAAGACTTGTGGGATGACGGGAGGCTGCGTCAGCTCGCGCGGCGCCTCTGGCAGGTTGATCTCGATGCCCTTCGGCAACAGGATGCCGTAGAGCTCAATGCCATCGTTCTGCTCGATGACCCACTCGACAATCTGGTTTGCCGTCGACCCATATCGCTCGTAGCAGATGCGATCGAGTCGATCGTAAAGCTTGGTGATGTAAATCGACATTAGGTCGCCGTGAATTGGTTGAGCAGGCTGGAGGACTGCGTGAGATCGTCCCCGTAGCGTTGCAGCTCCAGAGTGAAGTCGATCTTGTGCGCGATGCCGATGCGTCCGATCTTGGACTCCGACGTCCGGACTCGCTTGATGGCGTAGTTCCCGATCACCTCGGAGCCGTACCCGGCAGGATTGGTCAGGGGATAGAAGCGAACGAGCATCATGGGCTTGCCCGCGCGTCCCGCTGCGCGCATGCGCTCCAGGGTGGACAGGCCGCCGAAATGGTAGGGGAACATGCGGCCCTCAATGACCACGTTGTCCTCGCCGGGACCGGTGAACTGCATTGCAGGATCGCGCGAAAGGCGATCGGCCGAGGTCCAGGTGTACTGCGCGTCGCGCTGCAGCGTCTCGAAGTTCGGAGTGTCGTTGCCCTGCGACGGCACGTAGAAGAGGATCAGGCCGGTCTCATCACTTGCGTTGGGATCTTGAGAGCCAAGACCGAGCAGAACGTCAGCCATTAAATTCCTCGATTGTTGGAGTGGAAGACCCCGGCCCCGTAGGGCCAGGGTCAGTTCGTTTACGAGTATTCCGACGCGGTATCGTGGGTTCGCCAGTTCATCGACTCGTCGACCCGGCGCTGCACCAGCGTCGCCAGTGCTTCCGGATCGTGAGACGAACCGTTGATGTGGATCGCCACAGGCCCACCGCCACCGCGGATGTCGCCTGCACCGACGCCCGGCGTTGCTGCCGGACCCATCGGGACGTTCTTGATCGCCTCGCTCGGAGACGGAACAGCACTGATCGGGCTGTCACCACTGCCGTTGATGCCCTGCTCGATGAACCGTCGATAGTTCATCGCGCCGTTGCGACCGCGGCCGAAGCTCGATCCTGGGCCAACCCAATCCGTGAACTCGTTGCCGTCCTTCGGGCTGATCTTGTAGCCCTTGATGCCGGTCCTCGCCGATCCGTTGGGATCGGTGGGCAAGCCTTGGTCGGTGTATCCACCGATGACGTGGCCGCCCGCGAGCGCCCTCTGAGTGAGTTCGTTGTACTTCGCGTACTCTTTCGGATTGTTCTGCAGCCTCCGGATCGCCCCCGGCAACTCTTGCCGGCGAATGGGACCGTAGAAGCTGTTCTGCCGGCCCCGGCTGTCGGTGCTGCTCACGCCATCAGCGCTGTAGCCCAACATCTGCCGGAGCGACTTACCCTGCATGTCTGCACGGTTCATCAGGCTCTCGATCGTTCCGCCCTTGCTGGCGCCCTCGGTTGCCTGCATGGCAGCGAGATGCATCGCCAGGGTCGGATCGTTCTTGATCTCCTCGCCGAAGCGAGCGCGACGTGCAGCCAAGAAGGCATTGCCGCTGAGACCTTGGCCGGCGGTCATGTCAGCCGCTGCGCTGCCCGGAGCGCCACCGATCGACGGGACCTTGCTGGCTCCCGTCAGGGCTCCAACCTTGTCTCGACCGATGATAGCGCCGCTGGACCCGATGCCCATGCTGGGCAGAGCCGAGCCTGGCGTGCTGCTCATCAAGGCAGGGACGCCGCCGATGAGACCGCCGAAGCCGCCTCCACCACCGCCGCCACCAGAGAGACCCCGACCGGAGCCGCCCATCGCTGCATACTGCAGGCCTCCACCGAGGCCGCCGCTGTTGATGAACGCAGCCCGCTCGACCTTGCCGGTGAACTTGTTCAGGTTATCCGACAGGTCGCTGGAACGTCGGCGACCAGAGAAGTCCGTCGCTCCCGTGTAGCTGCTCGGCTGGAACAGCGGATCCGCGCCTGATGGCGTCTTGTAGCTCTTCAGCTCCTTGAGTTTATTCTGCCGCTCGCGCCACTGGCTCGTCGACTCGCCCGGCTGCTTCAGAGAACCCTCCGAGACACCGAGGTTGTTGAAGACCGTGCCCAAGGTCGCGAGACCCGGGATGGTCAGGAACATGCTTGCCAGACTGGCCAGGCCCTTGACGAACGTCGTGATGCTGGCGAGTGCTTCGCCCAACATGCCGATGCCCTTCAGCGCAACGCCAAGTTCGACCAGCCTTCCGGTGAACCTTCCGACCGACTCCGGGTCAGCCATGTTCACGCCAGCGGCCTTCATCATTCCTCCGAAGATGGCGGACGCCGTGGTCCACATCTCCTTCATGGAGGTCATGAAGCCCTTGACGAAGCCAAAGACCTGCTTGGAGTATTCTTTGACGGTCTCAGGATCGCCAAATGCGGACTTGAGCATGTCCGACCAGCTATCGTAGCCGAGGCCGGCGACGATGCCGTCCGTGAACGCTTCAACCGTCCTGGTGAGCTTTCCCGTGTCGAACCTGCCCAGATAGTCGGTGAAGAACTCGGAGATCTGCCCGAAGGCCTTCTCCAGTCCGGAGCCAACCGCCTCCCAAACTAGGGTCATGGCGGATACGAGAGACTTCCAACGGCCGGACAGCGACTTCAGCTTGGAGTCGCTGATGCGGTCCATCTCGGCCTGCTTCTTCGGATCGTTGATCTCCTTCAGCGTCCGGGCGATGTCGTCGCGCACCTGGACGAAGGTCTGAAGTTCGTCTCGCCACTCACGCATGCCGAGCAAGGTCGCGACCTGCGCCTGCTTCTGCTCGGTCATATTGCCCATCTTGTCGAAGATGGAGAGCATGGTGTTGGTCGGGTCAGCCGCCATCTTGGAGGATAGGTTCTGACGACCGCCCATGCCGAGCATGTTGGACGCCTTGTTCAGGTCGCTGGCCCGCTGTCCACGGGCGAACTTGCCTCCGACCAATTCGTTGACGAGGAAGCCGACGAACGTGCCGGTCTTGGACGACGGCATGCCAGCGGAGATGCCGGCCGACGTGAATGCCGAGAGGTCGTTCGGACTCATCTTCGACGAAGCGAATGCACCGGATGCGCGCCTGTTGGCCGCGATGATTTCGTTCGGGTCGGCTGCCGTCGCGATACCCGCGATGGCGACCGAGTTGAGCATGCTCTTGAGCTTGTCGGGGTCGAGGGTGTCCATGTTCTGAGTGAGGGTCGCGAGGCGGGTTGCAAACCGCGTCGTTTCCTTCAGATCGAGATCGAGACCAGCTCCAGCCTTCAAGATCGTGTCAGTGACGGTCTGGGCATGCTTCTCAGGGACGCCGGCCTTGCGAACCTCGGTATAGGCGTTCAGCGTCTCCGCCGGGCCCATGCCGTACTTGATGCCGGTTCGGTTGCCCCAGTTGCGGCGCAGATCTTTGACCTGCCCCTGGCTCATATCTGCGAACATTCGCATGTTCGTCTCTGCCGTATCGACCTTCATGCGCGTACGGAACGCGCTGACGCCAGCGTATCCAGTTGCGGCAGCTGCGGCTGCGGCGTACGGACCGGCTCGGCTGCCGATATTCGACATCGTGCCCAAGGTGCGCATAGCGTCGCGTCGCATCTTGGCAATGTTGCCCAGATATCGGGAGTGCCGCTTCTCCTGGTTGCGGAGATGGGCGGCCTCAAGATTTCCTTCCTGCTCCGTCACCCGACGATGAACGTCGAGGCGCTGGTCGGCGATCTTGTTGTAGAGATACTTGAACGCGACGGCGTTCTTGTACTGGTTCTTCAGTTCCTTCTCGGCGTTTGCAGCACGGGTCTTGGACCCACGCGCGGACGAGGCGGTGTACTTCTCGTGCTCGCCCTTCAGCCGGATGATTTCGTTGGTGAGCTTGCCCCACTCCAGGGCAGCCTGCTTGGTCCCGACTCCGTTGGCCTTGGCCCAGTCGGTGTGCTTCTTCGTCAGACCGTTCAGTGCCGCGCCGGAGGCCGTCAGCTTCTTGACGTAGCCTTCCATCGGGATGTCGGTGATAGCGCTGCGCGCCTTGTCACCGAACTTCTTCATCTGGTCTTCGAGGCTCTTGATCTTCGCCAAGAGCTTCACGACGGTCGGGGACAGCCGGTCTTCGCCGGTAAGGCGCGCCCTGATGTCGAGATTGTTGTCGGACATTGCCGCTCCCAGAGAGTCAAAAAAATGGGGACGACCCAGGGCTATTTGCCCTGAGCCGCACGCAGTCGCGCTATTTCTTCAGCGTCTCGCTTGTTGAGTTCCTGCACGCCATCAGCGATGAGGCAGAAATCGTCCCACTCCAGTCGCTCCACGTCTTCGAGCGTCCAGTGGAAGCGCTCGAAGATCGGGAAGCTGTCGACTAGGATTCGTTGGATGCGCCCGCCATTAGCTCCAAAAAACCTTCGAACCAGGCCTTCATCGGACCGAAGTCCTCGGGGTCGATCTCGGCGACGATGACGCTGTCGACCTCGAACAGATCGGCCAGGGCCTTCTCGATCGCGAGCATGCCGTCCTTCTCGACGTTCTTGATGAACGTGCGGATGTCGCGGACCTTCGGGCGCCGAGCATTGAACTCGGTGTAGGTCGCGCCGCGATGCTCGAATGCATATTTCAGGGGGAAGTTCTTCTTCTCGGTAGCCATTTGGTTTTGCACGCCTTGTTTCTTTGCACAGAAAAAAAGGCCCCGCCGGGTTAGGGCGAGGCCTCAGTTTGGGTGATCTCTCTGACTTAGTAGGTGAAGCCGAGGATCCGTCGAGCGTTTGCGCTCTTGTCCGTTCCACCGATGATCGTGATCTTGTTGAACACGTCGATTTCGGTGACCGTCACGCCGTTGATCTCGTGCCGGTAATAGTTCGCCACCAGGCTGACCGCGATGTCCGCCTTCTTGCCGGACTCAACCCGGCTCGGCTTGATGGACTTGATCAGGCTGTGGGTTTCGATGACGACGCCCTTCTCGGCGCCGCTCGCGGTGAGCAGGTAGCCGCGGAACGTGATCGGCACGTCGAGCGATCCAGGGCCGTAGCCGAGGTTCTGCCAGACCTGCTCGTCCCAGGTGTGAAGGTTGAAGTCGAACTCGATCTTTTCGATCCCCATCGGGATCTCGGCCGTGCCGTCCATGCCACCACCACGGAACTCTTCCGTCTGGATGTTGATCTCGGGCGGCTGGAAGTTCGGCGCTTCGCCGATCTTGCCGATGTCGTCGATCCAGACCGTGAAGTCCTGGAAAATGTTGGAGTCGCGAAGGTTGCTCATTTATGTCTCCGGCCAGCCGGCAGCGCGCCCGGTCCGTGAGGACCGAGCGGCTTGTGACTTGGCTGCGTTGGTGAAGGGTGTTGCGGAGCGCCTGCGCCTTAGGCGTTGCTGGCGATCGTGCGCGAGAACTCTTCGATGAAGTCGGTGTAGTAGTTCGGGTTGCGACGAGCGCGGAACTGCAGGTGCTCCAAGCACGCCGGGGGCTCGAGATCGAAGTCCACCGTCAGCTCGCCCGCAGCAAACGTCGCCGGGGTGTTGATGGTCGGGTCGATCCAGGCCTTGCCGCCGACCAGCGCACCGCGCGAGCGGAGCAGTCGGAGGTACTTGTTGACGTCGCCCTGGATGCCGGCCAGCAGCTGGAGGCTGAAGGGCTTGTCGAGGCGGCTGCGCTCAGCGCGCTCCAGGCTCTCGTAGACCATGTCCGCGGTGCGGCGCACGGAGAGCTGGGCCCAGAGCGGGTCGGTGCCGGTGTTGCGCAGACCCCAGAACCGGAAACCGTCATCGTGGATGATGGTCGTGATCTGCTGGCTGTTGAGCTGGTTGGCTTCGCAGTCGCGATCGTTCGGCATGAAGTCCACCGGACGGCCGGGGCCACCGATGTTCTGGATCAGCTCGTTCGAGAACGAGTACCAGAAGCCCTTCTCCTCATCGATCCGCGCCTGGATGCCCGCCGCGTAAGCGGAGGCCGGCTTGGTCGTGTAGACCGAGTTCTCGATATCCCAGCTCAGAACGCCGGGATCGACGATCGAGATGCGCTGGCTGCCGTAGTCCTGCCGGTACTCGACCGCGTCCTCGTACGAGGTGCCGGGGCCGTCCAGGAACGCCACCGCGCGGAGGCGATCGACGATCGAGGCCATGGCAACGCCAACCGGGTTGGCAACGTGGCCGAGGGTTGCGGTTGCCGCGGCGCCCGTGCCCGCGCCCGTGATGGTCACGGCGGGGACGGCGGAGTAGCCGTAGCCGGGGTCGGTCAGGATGATGCCGGTCAGCTTGCCGGCGACGACCTGCGGGACGGCCTTCGCCTGGCGTCCGCCGGTCGCGGGAGCCGCGATGGTCACGTTCGTGGTGGAGAGCACGTAGCCGGCGCCCTGGGTGCCGATGACGAAGCCCTTCACGCCGTTGGTCGGGCGACCCGAAGTCATGCCGGGAGCGACCAGAAGCTTCGGAACGAGTCCGAGCAGCGGGCGAGACTTGAGCAGCGACCAGACACCGGTCTTGCCGCTGGGCGAGCCCACAGCGTTCGACCAGGTCTCTTCCTGATCTTCGCCCTCGGCGACGCGGACAACGACCACAACAGCCGACTTCTGGCTGTAGATCGCGTCGATGCCGTCGAGCAGGGTGCCCGTGGATTTGAGCTGACCCGCCTTCAGTGCGTCGGCGAACACCGGCACCGGAGTGTTGAGCGGGAAGAGGTCCGGGTCAGCGTCAGGCGCGGTGCCGACGAGTCCGATGACGTTGGACTTGACGGTCTCGACCGGACCGGAGGGGCTGTCGAGTTCGATCGTCTCGATGCCGTGGAGATATTGAAGAGTCACGTAGGGTTCTCCCAAACGAAAAAAGCCGCCCGGTTAGGGGCGGCCGAAGGGGTGGATGTTGATGGTTACGGGCGGAGGATCAGGTCAGAGCGATGCGGCCAAGCGGAAGAGAGCCACGAGGTCGTCGTGAGACTTTCCGAGCGCCGCCATTCCTGCTTCCCAGAACGGGTTGTCGAACTCGAACGAAGAGGCGTACTGCCAAGCGTCCTGGACGTC